TAGCCGCGAAATACCTTCTTGGCCATGACGAGTTCGTTGTCGAGGATCATCACCGCTTCCTTGGCGATGATGTCCGCAGTCAGGGTAGTGTTTGCCATGATAGGCTCCATCGGGCGGCCGCAGCCGCCATGCGGGTCGGATTAATTGCCCCTGCCCGCCTTTCGTGCTGCCGCGTATTCTTCCATCGACATTTCACCGAGGGACTTGCGGGCGGCCGGCGTCGAGCGACCGCCGACAACCTGTAAGGGTGCCGGTTTCGCCGTCTGCTTGGCTGCGGGGGCTGGCTTGGAAAGGGTCTGTTGGCCGATCCGGGCGAGATAGATCATCTCGTACATCAACGGATTCATCAGGCTCTGCATTTGCTCTCTGGTCACACCCTTGGAGAGCGCAAAGTCGATCACCTGCTTGTCGGTTTCGGGCGTCCAGCCCTTGAGATTGGCTTTCACGTAGTCGGACGTTTCCTGCATGCGCTTGGCAATTTCTTGCTGCGCCTCAACAGTACGCTTTCCTTCGTGGTCCTGGATGGCAGCCTCCAGGTTGGCTTTCTGGCCGCGCAGATGCTGGGCGTAGTTCCACGCCTCATCCGCGCCCAACGGATCGCTCAAGCGGGCCTGCTGGTACGCGGACCAGTCGAAGTCCTTGAAGCGGTCCAATTCCTTCGTGACGGTGCGAAGGTCGGCACGCGCATCGAGATATTCGTCACTCGCCGCGAATTGCTGGTTAAGGCGCTCGGCGCGCTGTTCCAGTTCCTTGCGAGTGGCGGCAACCTCTTGCGTTTTCTTGGTATAGTCGGCCTGCATCATGAGGCCGTCCTTGAGGCCTTTCGGTCCCTTCACCTTCTTCCCGTTCCAGTCGAATTCCTCGAATTCTTCTTCCTCGGGTTGAAGTTCTTCCTCGACTTCCGACACATTGCCGGCGTCATCGAGATTTACGGGCTGCTCAGCTTCCACTTCCGTTTCGATTGCAGGGGCTTCCTGTTCGACTTCGGCAATGGTTTCCGGTTCGCCGTCCATGTGCGCACTTCCTTTCGAGATTGGTGCTGTTGTGCGCCGTTACGTGGCGCGGCCGATTGCAGCGATGCTGCTAATAGAGAGCCACGATGCTGGTGGCCGTGGTGTTGGTGCTCATCACGCGACGGGTGCGGACGGGCAGGATCGTGCCGGCATCCACCGCCTTGATCGTCACGGCGGCCGAGTCCCTGTCGGCTATGAGCGCGACATCGCCAGCGCCTCCTACCCACAGGGCGCGACAGGTGCCAGACGGCAGATCGAGTGTGTCCGAAGGCGTGACGGCCCGAAGCTGCGCCGCGCCTCTATCTTCGACGGGATTGGCCATTGCTATTCCCTCATTCCGTTGGGCTTCTGGACCGGCGCTGGCCGCGATGCGAGGGCTGCGGCATTCAACTGCGCCTTGTAGGCTTCGATTTCCTTCTGCGCGTCGATCTTGATGCGCTCGATTTCCATCTCAGCCTGGATTTTCATGACGGCGATCTGCTTGTCGGCATCGATCTTTGCCGCTGCCTGCTGTTGATCGGCCTGCAACTTGGCCATGCTGGCCTGCTGATCGCTCTTGAGGTTCTGGATTTCCTCGGCCTGCTGCTGGAGCTTCTGCTTGCCTTCCTCAACCTGCTTCTGGACCTCGGGAGGCAGTTGGCCGGATGCCATCTGCTCCATTTTCTCGGCTATCTTGTCTGCTCCCGGCCAATCGAGGTTCTTCGCCAGTTCCGGCCCGACGATGGGTGCGGCCTGGGGGAACGCCCGGATCATCTCCGTCATCTGAGCCGCCGCTTCCTCGCGCTGCGTCGTGTAGCTCGGACCTGTCGAAACCGTCAGGTCGTATTTGCCAGCCGTCAGGTCATGCAGGGCCATGATCGGCTTCATGAGCGGGTTGCCGGCCTCGTCCTGCATAGGCTGGCCATCCTGCCCCATGACTGGCTGCTGCATCGGCTGGCCCGTCTTGGGGTCTTGCACCTGATAAGGTGCGTTGACCTGCTTAGCCTCCTGCGATCCGTCTTCACCAATCACCCGGACGATCCGATCCGCATCGTAAACGTGCGGGATCAAGTCGATCAGGACACGGCCCGTATGGCGGATGGCTCGGGCCATGTTGTCGACAAAATGGAACGTCGAAACGTCGCCCTCACGCTGGCGGGCCATGATGGCCTTGCCGCTGGTTTCGTTCGACCGTGCGCCGAGGGAGGCGTCATACATGCCGACGATGGCCTTGATGTCGTCGGATGCGTTTAGCGCCTCTTGCAGCGCCCCTGCCGCCACGCCTGTATCCATGGGCTGGCGCTGTGGGGCCGCCCCTCCTGCCTTTACAACGGCCTCGGGATCATATTCCAGGAACGGATGGTTGCGCGTGTTGGCCGTCATCCAGCGTTCCATATCGCTGTTAAATGCGCCCTTGGGCCCGATAAACGGCACACGCGGTGCCAGCGCTACCAGTTCGGTGCTTGCCGTGCGCCAGTAATTGAACGACCGCTGCGCATCCTTGGCATTGTGGATGAGAGAGCGGAAATAGCGCTTGCCCTGCACGTCGAACTCATCGCCGTAAACCGGAATGATCGGGATGTATCGACCGGGCCACGGCTCGGATTTGAGGATTTCCGCTCCGGTCATGATGTGCTGCGTGACCTGATGGGATTTGGTCATGCGCTCCTGGCGGAACTCAAGAAACTGCTGGATTTGCTGGAAATCCTCGTCCTCAGCGATCTGATCCTCGCTATAGACATGCATCGAGCCGTCGCGGGTATCGGCAAAGAGCAGGATTTTCCGGTCTTTTTCTTCTCGCCTCCACCACTCGGCCACCATGACCTCGTTTCCCGTGCGCCACGGCTCGCCGGCACTGGACCACGAGGTATCGTCCCAATCGACCTTTGCCTTGTCGCCGTACTGCGCCTCGAAATCAGCCTTGGTCAGGCGGTCAACGACAAAGGCGCTGTTCCAATCGGACGAATCCGCCTCTGTCGAGTGCGGATCGCCATAGACCGAGAACGGGTTGAGCACCCGCTTGATCTTGAGATCCATTTCGAAGCTGTCGTCAAAGGCATAATCCAGCCCAACCCGCCAGTATCCGAAACCGCAGGTGACAGCGCATTCGACGCCTGTATCGTAGGCAACGTCAGCCGAGGACGCATACTCGATATTGCGGATCAGGCCATTGATGACCTCAGCCGTTTCAGGATCGGCTCCGCTGTCGGCCGGATGCACCTTGATCGATGGTTTGTTCTGCCGGGCGTCATTGACAACCTGGCGGATAAACGCCGGCAGTTTGTTGATGGTCAGGCACGGGCGGCCGTCACGCTCCCGCTGCTTGATGATACTGTCGGGCCATTGCTCGCTGAGGCGCGCAAAGCGAACGTCATCGAGTGCGGTCTGCCGATTGTCGTTGGAGGCCTCAGCCGACGCGTCAAAGGCGTCTTTGGCCTCTTTCAGGATGTCGTCAGCCATTATCCCATCCAGCTTCCTGCGCCATACGATACCGGCGCCGGCCGAGGCTTTGCCTCATGGACAGGCTCGGCAAATGTCAGCGCTACCGCGTCCCACTCGTCAGGGGACCGAAGACCGCGTTTGCGAATGTCGTCTTTGCTTTCCAGAACAACCCGCGAAAGGCTGTCGTACTTGTAGCCTGGAGCGCAGGCATCGACCTGCAAGGCGTCCGTGTCGGGGATACTCACCCCGCCCGGCTCATCCAGCCATTCCTTGGACTTGCCCCACATTTCGGCCCGACGATTGGCGTACCCGCCCTTCGGCCTGCCGTTCTCATCGAGAGGTTGCGGCTCCAATGGGGCAGAACCGAAGTTGATAGCCCGGACAATATCGCCGTAGCCCATCTCTACGAGGCGGTCATATACGCCGGCCCCAACGCCGCCCACGTCGATGAACATGCGGGCCGGCTTCTCAGCGTCTATGACCTGCTTGGCCCAGCCCGCCCCGGCCATCGTGTCGAGCTTGTTGCGGCTCTCGACCTTTTCGACCTTCCTACCGCGCCTAAAGGCCATGGAATGCCGGTCTGCGCCTTTCCACGCCGGATCGTATCCGATGACTAGCGGCCCCGACGCTTCAACCTCGGTCTTGCGGGCCTTCAGTACCCGCTCGGCCGGAATGAAGCTGTCATGGCCCGTCATCTGGAAAGCCTCGGCGGCGGTCGCAGGGTACTCCTGCTTGAACAGCATCGGGTCTTTCAGTTCGGCAATCTTGTTCCGACGCCATACCATCTGATCCAGGCCGAGGCGGTGCGCCTCCATGTAGGCCCGTTCTTCATCATCCAGTTCAAACCCGGCCGGCACATCGCGCCGATATTCAGGCTGCCAGAACCATGGGATGAAAATGGCGACATAATCGCCTATACCCTGCTCTGCCTGTTGCCATCGCTCGTGAAACTCGCCACCCATCCCGTTGGCGGTGGATTCCAGAATGATTTCGGTACCGGACAAATCCGGGATAGCTTGGACAACACCTGCAAAGTGTGTCGGCGCGTTCGGCCAGAATGCAACCTCAGAGCCGTGGAACAACTGCACCGTTTGCGACCGGCCAACGGCCTTGGCACCTGCCGTGCCAACCGCGTAGCCGCTCTCCAGCTTGTCGAAATACAACTCCTTGGCGTTAGCCGCGCCGGTCGACGGCTTTACAAGCGCGGGAACATGCTGGTGATAGCGGTCCACCATGCCGAACAGGTTGTTGGTAGCATCCTGCTCATGGGTGAGGATGAAACATCGGAGGCCGCGATTATGTGTGACGCGGTGATAGAAACGCCCACCGACGTAGGTTGATATGCCTTGCTGCCGCCCCTTGAGCACAAGGGCGCGAACCTTCCCGGTTTCTGCTTTCTGCGCCTCAAGCCGCGAATGCAGGTAGATTTGTGCCTCATTCAGTACCAGAGGCGTGATAGTGCCGTCTTTGGCTCGAATGCGGAGACACTTGCCGGCATAGTGCGGGAAATCATCCTTGAGCCGCTGGCGAATAGCGCGCTCTCGATCATTCAAGCTCACCTAGCGCATCCTCGTGGGATATGGTCAGTTTGCCGCTGTGCTCGACGCTCGCGAGCTTCGGATGAAGGTAAGGCGCTGCGTCCCTTGCGGCATCCTGCGCCAGTTGCCGGAAACCCGCCGTTTTCTTGACCTGCGCCAGAAGTTCCTTGAATTGTTCCTCCGGCGTGTCGGCGGTGACCCGGCCGGTGAATTCCTCGACGGTCAGCCCTTCAAGCACCGCCTCGGCATCGAGCGCGACTTTCTGGAAATGGCGCATGTTGTCGAGCATGACCTCAAGCGGCGTCATACCGGTGGCAGCGGCCTTCTCAGCAATGTCTTTTGTGCGCGTGGTCAGGGCACCCGTCTTGCGCCCCGCGCCTACGCGCTTCCCGCCGTGGCTAGCCATCTTGATTAATCTTGATTTCTTTCAAGTTGGGCCTCCCCCCCTCCCGCGCCCTTGGCTAGGCATTGGCGGCACGCCGGAGAAACCGCTTTACCGCCCGCACAGCCTGTCGAAACGAAATCGTGGCGGGCCGCGAGACCGGCCGTGCCGGGAAAGCATGACGGCGGGCTTTCCGTATCTTCGCCAACCGTTGCACGAGTTCCCTATCAGCGGATTGCCGCGCCCCTCGCAGAGCGTCCGCTGATATGCCCTTGGTCACTTCGACCTCCACCGAACAAACCCAATCGGATCAGGCTTCTTGTGCGCCATGATCGGATCGCCGTTCTTGTCCACGATGCCGATGTCGATAAGCTCGTGATCTTCGTAGACGGTACGGGCCAGGTAATCCTCGCCGTTGATGTTCTCGTCTATGTCAGCCGAGCGGACGCGGCGGATCACGTAGCTACGCGACATTTCCGGCCCGGCCTCTGAGCACGACCCTGCGCTCCGGCTTCATGCAATTGCCCTCGCGGTCAACGCGAAACACGTTCCCGCTACCAGGCACCGCAGGAGACGCGCACCCTGCTTCTTTGAACTCCCCGCCGAACGGAATGCCGGCAATCTTGAACTGGATGCCAAGAAACTTGCCCGCCCTCGCCAGGACAATTACGCGCCAATGGGCATATGGCTGCAATCCGAGGTTATTCGGATGGTACGGGCGCATCTCCGTTCTCCAGTGCTGGAATTGAAAAAGGCCCGCGTGAGCGAGCCGGTTGTTGCAGCGCAGCACATTAATTTCACCGATTGGTGCATTTGGTGCTTTCCTCATTCGATATGCTGCACTAATCTAGTGCGGCACCGCACAGAGGATAGATATGTACCTTTACGTCATTGGAGCCGAGAGCGGCCCGTACAAAATTGGCATCGCAAACGACCCATATCATCGGCTTAGAAACCTTCAGACGGGCAACCCGAACGTCCTTAGCTGTCTAATCCTCGCCAAGGACGATTGCGCACCACGATATGAGAGAGTTGCCCACCAATCGCTTCGAGAATTCCTGGTCTCCGGGGAATGGTTCGATACGTCCCTAGAAAACATAAAGTCCGTTCTGGCGGCCATCCCCCTTGATTTTGAAACGCTGAAAGCGCGATCAAAACCGCCAGAGCCTCTCATCGAGAACGAGATAAATGACTTATTGGATGGCAAGTGTGATGCGAGCATGTTCGCAAGATGGAGGAAGTCGCTAGGATTAAACCGGACAGAGGCAGCCGACGAACTCGGAATGGGAAGAAACCAACCTCAGAGATATGAAGACGGGCAACCTATCCCAAAGTACGTTGCTATGGCTATGGCCACATATTTCTTGCGAAAATCCGGCCTAACAACTTGACACGTGCACTAATCAGTGCGATAAGAGGTCATCAACAAGACGTTGATACCGCGCCTCGGGGTTTCAGGGGCTGAGTTCCGAAGATGACCAACCTCTCCGAAATCAAGACCGAAACCGAAAAGTTCGAAGGCGTTGCGTCCGCCGCGATCTGGAACGACCGCCGCGTCTATATCAATTTCGCTGGCGCTGATCGGTCGTTTGCCGGGTGCCGTAACCTCAAGGTCTACTACGACATCAACACCGGCTGGGAATTCCAGGGCGACAAGGGGAACTTCCCGTCCGATTTCATCCGCAACGCCCGCGCCTTTGCCGAGCATGTAGGCCTGCGCAATTCGCGCGGCGGCTCACCTTTTTGATCAGGA